AGCACCATCAACGGCACCTTTATCATAAAGCATAGATAAATTATCTATTAACACTTTAGTTTTTCCCGTACCCATTTCCATAAAAAATGCATACTCAGGTTTGTTCCAAGATTTTTCTAACGCAGTTATTTGATGCTTATATGGTTTTGTTTTAAACTTATAATTCATAATATTTATTCTTTCTATTGACATCTATATAATAGTTATTATATTGTTTGTCAATGTCAGAAAGCATAAATTATAACGATATAAAATCTGGTTCAAAACCAATTGTATATGTTGTGCAAGAAATTGCAGGAACAAAAGATGGTAGACCAAAAATAAATATAATTGGTGCATCACAATATGGTAGTTTAAAATTTTTATTACCAGAACTTGCACAAATTATTTTTTCACCTGGTCCTTTAATAATAAAGTTAAGAAGGTTATTAAAAGATTTTAAACCAAAAGATTATTTATTGTTAACGGGTGATCCTGCAATAATTGGGGTTGCGTGTTCTATAGTGTCTGATATGACAAATGGTAAATACAATTTGTTAAAATGGGATAAACAAGAAAGAAGATACTATCCAATAGAGATAGATTTATATAATAAAGGAGAAATAAATGATTGATTTTGAAAAAGACCAAGAGAGTGTAATTCAGAAAACTGAAAACATTCATTCACTAGCTGATCAAGTTGAAAGATTGCAGCAGATACAAGAAGATATTAGTAAGAACGAAGAATATCTTAAACAAAAGAAAAAAGAATTAGACCACATATCAGGAGAAGTAATACCTACAATGTTATCAGAGATGGGTTTATCTTATCTTAAATTAACAGATGGTTCTTCAATAGAAGTTAAAACAAATTATAGCGCCACGATTACAGAAGCAAATAAAGAAGCGGCGTTTAACTGGCTTCGTCAAAATGGACTAGGGGATATAATCAAAAATGAGATATCCGTATCCTTTGGTCGCAACGAAGATAACAAGGCGGCTGATTATGCCGAACTTGCGAAGGGTCAAGGGTTTCAACCGACACAAAAGTTGAAGGTTGAACCTATGACTCTGAAAGCGTTAGTCCGTGAACGTATTGAGGCAGGTAAAGAAATGCCAACGGAACTTTTCAACATATATGTTGGAAACAAAACAACAATAAAAAGGAAACAATAAACATGAATCAAGTAGCAAAAAAAGAAAATGCAGGTGCATTAGCAGTCAACTTGTTTGAAGCTGACGCACATGCGGGTACTCAAAATATGTCGCGAGAAGATCTTGCGTTACCATTTTTGAAAGTATTAGGACAACTATCTCCCGAAGTTAATAAAAGAGACGGGAAATATGTCGAGGGTGCAAATCCAGGCATGATCTTAAACACTGTAACAAACGAAGTGTTTGACGGTGAAAAGGGGATAGATGTTTTGCCAGTATTTTACAAAAGACAATTAGTAGAATGGCAAGATAGAGGTGAGAGCAAAGGTGCACCTGTAGCAATACACGATGCAAGCAGTGATATAATGAGTAAGACTACAAGAGATAAATCTTACAAAGATAGATTACCAAATGGTAACTATATAGAAAACACTGCAAATCACTTTGTAGTTTTATTATCAAAGAGCCCAACAACAGCTTTGATTTCTATGAGGGCAACACAATTAAAAGTTAGCCGTAAATGGAACTCAATGATGATGGGAATAAAAATGCAAGGTAAAAACGGTTTATTCACACCGCCAACATATAGCCACATTTACAAACTAAAAACAGTTCAAATGTCTAATGACAAAGGAACTTGGTTTGGTTGGGATGTATCTATGGTTGGTTCTATCCAAGATAAAGCAGTTTATGACATAGCTAAAAATTTTGCTGAAAGCGTAAGCAAAGGCGAAGTTCAAGCTAAACACGAAACTGACGAAGCGCCTAAAGCTAGGAAAATAGATTTATAATTTCCTGCAGGAAAACAGAGGCGGCGTAGGGAGACTGATGCCGCCTCATTTTTGGATATATGAATATAGTGAACGAAAGAGCTCCAAATAATTATGATCAATGGATTGATCTAGGACGAAGAATTATACCCTGTCTTAAAGGTACACCAGAAATAAAAAGATGGAGTGATCCTAATTTAGAAATTACAAAAGAAGAATGGAAAACTAAATATCAACACAGTGCAATCGCATTAAGATTAGATGAAGATGTAGATTTTGATATTGATAATCCATTAGTAAAAAGATTTATAGAGAAATACATAAAATCGTGTGGTGCTATATCAGGCAGACCAGCTAATCCATCAAGTCATTATTGGTGGAAAGGAAAATTAAATTACGCAAAGTTTGCATTACCAAAACAATTTGAAGAATTATATAAAAAATATCCTCACGGCGCCACACTTTGTGAGATAAGAAGTGGCAATGGTTTTTATACAATAGTCCCTAAATCTTTACATAGTAAAGCAAATGAATATGTAGAGTGGGAAAAATACGAAGACATAAAACATTACCCTGGAGATTTAGATGCTGACTTAAGAAAAGTTGCTCTGTCTACAGCATTATCTATTTTATATGCACCACAAGGAAATAGAGACGAGTATTGTACAGCTATAGCAGGAGTTTTAAATAAACATACTGAATGGACAGAACAAGAAATTAATGATTTTATTTTTAACATTGCTGAAGTATCAGATGATAACGAAGCAAACGAAAGATCTAAAAAAGGAACTACAACTAAAAAAAGTGGCAAAGCATTTGGTATGCCTAAAATTGCACAGATATGGAATTGTGATGTTAAAACTGTGGCAGAAATATTTAGTTGGATTGGTATAAAATATGAAACAGTACAAGGAGCAGGAGTTATAGGAGACATTATTGAATATTCAAAAGATAGATATGAAGTACAAGTCTTTAATAATAACGACGGAGAAACAAAAGAAATAAAAGTTTTAGTTGATGGTCCAACTTTAATGAAAGCAAATTTATTTTATGATGAAGTAATTAGAAAAGCACAGGTGTGGTTGCCCAGGATGAAACCAGCTGACTATGAAAAAATAATGAAAATTAAATTTGATCAAAGAAGAAAGACTGAATTAGACGATTATATTTTTGAAGAAGATGCAACCGAAGATACAAAGTTTATAAAACACTTTATAAAATTTTTAAGTAGAGACAAAGTTTACGTAAACAAGCAAGAACTAGCAGATCACCAGTTGTGTTATTATGAAAAAAATTTAGATCAACTGCATATAAATATAAATAGATATGAAGATTATTTAGAAGAAAAAAGAATAAACATTAAAAGAGTAGATTTAATTAAAAGATTTAAAGATATTTTTAAAGCTAAAAAAGTTAATGGAAAGTATAAAGGCAAGTCTTGTGTTTCTTGGGTAATACAAAACCCTAGTAACTGGGTAGATATAAAAGCAGAGGGAATTTTACTAGAAGCAGAAGACGCAGAAATTATAACGGACGTTAGACAATTAACATATGAAACCTAAATTTATATCGGGTCCTCCAGGAACAGGAAAAACAAATTTTTTTATTAAAGAAAAATATGAAGAACTTGTTAAACAATACGGACATGAGAAGATAATTATATTATCTCATACTAACGTAGCAGCTGATGAAATAAGAGAAGTTATTTTAAACTTACCTTTAATGAAAGAAAAAGGTGTTAGAAAAAAAGCATTAGAACATAAAATTTGTACCATTCATCATTATTGTAAACATAAACTTTTAAGAAAAGATGTTTTTAGTGAAGAAGATTTTTCTAATTTAGTAATTGAAACAGGGGAAAGATCATCTCTATTTTCTAAAGATGAGAAAAATTTAGATAAACATAAATTTTTTAGATTTTTAAATGATGCTCATGGAAACGGTTATTACGATAACTTACACGAATTCTGGAATAAAAGAACAACTGATAGAAGATCATATAAATATTCTTTTGAACAAATTTTAAAAATGAAAGAAGTTTATGATTCTTATAAAAAAAGAAACAACCTTTATGATTTTATAGATATGATACAGGAGTTTATAAATAAAGCTTTAACTCCTGAATTAAATACATTAATTATAGATGAAGCTCAAGACAGTAATAAACCTCAAATAAAGGCTATAGAAAAAATGGCAACTCACGTTAAAGATGGACATTTTTATATGGTAGGAGATGCAGATCAAACTATATTTGAATTTGCTGGATCTGATCCAGAATATTTTCATATTCTGTCTAAAGAAGCTGTGGAATTAGAACAAGGAAAAAGATGTGGTCAAGCCATTAATAATTTATGTAAATCAATTATAAAACCTATTTGGGATCATTATGGTTATACTAGAAAATGGTTACCTGCAGTTTATACAGAAAAACATTTAAAAGAAAATAAAATAGAACAAGGCTATAAAGTCGGTGATATAATTAAAGGCAACGGATACTATTTACCTGACTTAAAAGGATCTGGAGCTTTAGATATTTTATTAAACAAAATAAAGAATACTAATCAAACTTTTTTGTTTACTTATAGAGGCACACCTAGCGATAAAAAATTCAGAGATTTTTTTATAAATAATGCTTTAGAATTTTCACATATTAAAAATACATCTTTTGTATCTAAAAAAGAATTACGATGTCATTACCTATGGCCTAAATTTATAAAAGGTGAACCTATGAGTTTAACTCAAATAAAAGCTTTTTGGGACTATATGAGCAGTAAAGTTATTGTTAGAGGAAAATCTAAAACACAAGATCCTTTTAAAGATTGGATTAAAAAAGATTATACTATCGATAATTTAATTAATGATGGATTACTAAAACCAGAATCAAAAGCTTATGATGATTTTAGGGAAACACGATTAAAAACTGATGAAGAAAGATTAATTTATATAAATAGAGTAATCAATAAAGGTTTTGATTTTGATGGTGAGATTAGAGTTAAGTATGGAAACATTCACGAGGTAAAAGGATTAACCTTTGATAATGTTATTGTTGATGAAACAATAACTAGAGATGAAGCTTTTTTTGTTCAAAGAAGATTAAAATACACAGCATACAGTAGAGGTATTTTTGATTATTGGACATTACGATCAAATACAAACAAACAACTAGGAGGAATAAATGGATCCATATAAAAAACAAATAGGAGGCGCTCATTACCAAATGAAAATTCAACCAAGTGAATTTATAAATCACAACAGGTTGCTTTTTGCTGAAGGGAACGCTATAAAGTACATAGTGAGACATTCTAAAAAAAACGGAAAAGAAGATTTAGAGAAAGCTAAACACTACATAGATATGATCATTGATCGAGATTACTCTAATGAAAAAAAAGAATCTTGGATTGATAGATA